TTCTTGCTAGTACTAGGCACTTTACTTACCCATATGTTGGAGTATCCAGCTAACAGCACCACCAACAGTCGCAGCAGCACCACCAACCATAAGAAGTGTTTTCCACCCGCCTTTGGCTTCAGATAACGTTGCTTGTATGAGGGCTAAACTCTTTTTGATCTCAGCCATCTCTTTGACCATCTTGTCCATGTCATCCTGCAAGTGCTTAATCTCTACATCGTGTACAGCTAAGTCTTTAATCATTTCAACAGAATCGTTCATTTGCAGTTCCACCGTTTTAGTGAGGCTGCTTTACGATCATACTGTCCAGATTTCCATCCGGTAGCCCGTTTAGCAGCGATTGATCGTTGCGCTAAATACTGAAAATCTTTTTTTGCTTGCACTGTAGCTAACATAGGGTGTATTTTTCCGTGTTCCATATAGTGCATTACTCGTAAATTTGATACTCGATTATCTGCATGTATACCATTAATATGATCCACTTGTTCACCTTTTTCTAGTGGTTTTATAAACGCATCTGCCACTAACCTATGAACTAAAAAAGATTTACAAGGTTCAGTTCTAAGCCCACCGTTACGAAACTTTACTTCCACGTATGGTTTGGTTCTTCCAGTATCCTTTTTTGGGGTGAGCGCCATAATAATTTCAGGTACTGGCACTTCAGATCCCCCTTTACCACGACGTATACGGGCTAAGGATTTCACTCTCCCCATATTACTAATCTGATACCGGCCTTCATACCCTCTAATGTCCACCCACATTTCAGTATCCTGAACACTTCCATCTACGCATTGATGCTCTTGCACGACTACCTCTCTCACTTTTTTCTGCGATAGGTGCCATTCTACTACAAAAACTTTTCTTGCGCTTAGCATCTTTCTCTGACTTTGGGTACGGAGCAGGGGCTTTTAGGTTTGATCCTGTCACACGATTGTACTTAGCACGGCCCTTTGCAGTTAATCCTGCACCTTTAGACACAGGTAACTTTTCACCACGTCCTACAGCCAATGAAGTAGTCTTAGCCATAATCAATCTCCTCAGTTAAAAGATGGGGAGCCGAAACTCCCCAGATCAATTACGCTTGCTGTGCTGTTGGGTTAGCAGAACCGTCAGAGTTACGTACCATGTACTTAATCACGATTACACCTGCACCTGTTGTCAATGATGTACCCGCAACAGTAAAAGTAACAATAGCATCTGTACTACCCACGTTAGCAATCAAAGCTGTAGCAGCTGTAGTTGCTGCAACAGTCAAAGCTGTTGCACCTAAGTTAGTTACAGTAGTTGCTGTAGTGATGTCGGTAGCACCGATGGTCAATTTGAGTGTAGCCGCTGATGAGAATGCTGCAGTGGTGATAAAGTCAATCTCTGTGATGACTGAACCGGCAGGAAGAACGAAAGCTCTTGTACCTGCTGCATCAGCATAGGTGATAGCGTCTGTTTGACCTACAACAGTAGCGCCCATGTTACGGATTGTGCCGGCAGTTGTGCCGGTGGTGTTTTTAACGGTACCTAATAACCAAGGACCTAAATGGCTAGCAAAGGACATTTCTAATTCTCCAAGTGCACTAATCTACCCCGTCTTGTGCGAGCCCGCTAGGTCGGTCGGCGTAGAACTTAATCCTAGACTCGACTCGCATATTACCTGAATGGCTGGGAAGTGCAAGAGGTTTATTTACTTTGCTTTTCTGCTTTATTCTTTGCTCTAGCCTCCATCATTTTTGCTCTCCATTCTGGGTCAGCCCATAAAGCTTTTGCTGCTGCTTTTTTAGCAGCTTTGACTTCTTCCCTATTTGCTATTTCTTTATTGTTAGCTGTCTGTTTTTCCCTGTACTCAGCGTCATCCCATTGTGCTTTTGCTTGTTTGCTAGTTTTTGCCTTTGACTCTTCAGTGTTTCTTGCGATAACAATGCTGTGCTTTATTTCGTCTCCTTTTTCTCTCCATAGAGCTTTGGAGTTCTTTGACTTAATGCGCTTAGCTTCTGGGGTGTTTTGCGCTATCTTTTGAGCGGTATAAACTTTTTTTGCATATTCTGGGTTTTTCCAATTATTAGTTGTATTTATTCGGTCTGTTTCTTTCTGTGCTTCTGTTTTTTGGAACCCAGAAGCCCCTTCGCCTCCATCTGTTCTGTTAAACAGTGTTCCTGTTCCGATGTCTCTACGCCCGTATAAGGTAATAAGTTCGATCTCTTTCGCAAAGGCTTCGTGTTCATTTTCAGATTCAAACACTCTAGTGCATATCGCGATTAAACCTTTACGTTTAATGTGAGATAAAAAATCTTGGAAAGGCTTATTGTGTGAACCCCTAGACCAATGCGACAAATCTCTATCACCCGTACCCTTACCTACATACACTGGTTGGTTATTTTTGTTTGGTCTTGGGTCACGGTACACATACACATAAAACATATATTTCTCCTTAGTCAGTTTTGCTAAGTTTAACTGATGGACGGAGATTGTCAATTGTTTTTCGTAAATGTACGATTTTGTTTTTGTTGTAGTATAAAAATATACAAGCATAAAAAAGCCCTCCGAGGAGGGCTTATAACACCTAAGTGTTTGATTTTACTTAAGAACCGCTTGAGCCGTAGACGGCTAAAGGATCGCTCCATCCGAAGCTGTATCTTTCTCTCGCTTTATAACGTACGTTACCGCTATCAAAATCCCCGTCCATTGAGTTAGCTAATGGACTACGAACGAAATGTTTCAACCCGTTTGGCACGTCCGTGGTCAAGAACCAAGCGTTGGTGTCAGTCAAGAAGTGGTTGATAGCGTAACCTTCAGGAACAGCACCGTTGTTTTTCAACGCGTTGATGTCGTTGTCGGTTGTACCAACACGAAGTTCAGTTTCCAACAAACGAGTTGCAACGAATTGCAATGCTGGTGGAACGATCAACTTCTTAGGTTTAGCAGCAATCAATAAACCACGTTCGTCAGTCCATGCAGCGATTTGGATCACAGCATTTTCCAATGAAGTTTCGTTTAAGTCAGCGGCGGTAGCTGGGATGTTGCTGTTTGTGCCACCATTCACCAATGGGTGAGCAGCACTGAACAAAGATACACCGTCACCACCAGTAACAGCTGCGCTGAAACCGTTGTTTAAAACGTTAGCTGCTTTAACCTGTTTGGTGTAAGCCATAGCACGAGCCAATGCTTTTGTATAACGAGCAGACAAAGAGTCGTACAAGTTATCTTCAATAGCTTCTTCAGTTAAGCTGAAGCCCAAAGCAATTGTTTCGTGGTTGTATCGTGCAGTCCAAGCTTCTTGAGCATTGTCATATTGAAGAGCTGAGCCTTCATTTTTGACAGGAGCTGCTGAGAAACCAGACAGTTTTGTTTCTTCTTCAAAAGAACGTTCAGAAGTCTCTGTTTCGTAGATTTCTTTATGTTCTTCACCGTAACGAGCGTATTCCAAACCGAACAAAGCGTTCAGACCCGGTAACAACTCTTTTAATAGCTGGGCGCGTGAAATTGCCATTAATCAACTCCTAATTAAACTGCTGTAGCAGAATAGTAACCGTGATAACCGAAGTTAAATTTCACGAGCACTTCTGGGTACTGTGTGAACACCAATGTTGAACCAGCTGCAAAAGCTGTAGTTGGTGCTGCATTAAGCACAACTGTAGTAGCACCAGCAGCTGCTGCTGTAGCCACAAATGAGCCACTTTGGATTACTTGACCTGCAGAATCTAAACTACCTACATCAGTACCAACAACTAACGCTTGAGTCAACGCAGTGCTTGTAGTAACAGTCGCTGTAGAGATAGACGAATAAGTTGCAGTACCCAAAGACACAGCAGTATCACGAACGATGTCAATAACACGGAATGGTAAGGTCGCAGTGCTTAATGCAGTTGGAACCAAAATCGCGTTAGCTGAGTCACCGGTATTAGCGCTACCTGCGTTAGTGGTAATACCACCTACGTTAGAACCCACCATTACTTGAGCAGCAGAACCAATATTTGCTGCAGAAGTACACATAACCGCTCTGATAACGATGTCTGGATCATCAGAGATAATCGCAGTGATGTCACCGGCAGCAATGTTGCCCGGATAATACTGACTCCACAACCGTTGTTTGGTTGATGGGCTAGTGTAGTAACAACCTAAGAAAATACCGGTTGTTTGGTTAGCGGTAGTAGCAGATGCGATAGACGCACGAGTTACGAAGCCGTTAACTTCTTTAATTGCATCGCCAAAGTAAATTGGTGTAGCGTAGTTGTACTGGATTTGCACATTACGTGTAGAACCCGAGAATACTTGACCGCCTAACAAATTTACCGGCTTGTACCCATATGGGGCTGAAACGACAGGATAAGCCATTATAAACTCCTAAAAATTAAGAACCTTTACCGAAAGAAGTTGTTGATTTGCGTTCTCTAAACAGAGGCATACGCGCATCATTTTCTCTCATAAAACTATTGTCTACTGCACTCGCTTGAGATTCTGTGGCGTTAGCATAATGTGCTCTACGTTGGTCCATAAATTCTTTAGGGATCTTGCATAACAATAGGCCGCCAATTTCGATGTTGTCTTTATATCGACCCTCGCCAGAGGCTAACAGTGTGTATTTTGGTTGCTCTTCAATTCTTACTGGTTCCCAACCCTCACGAAACGATTTTGAAATGTTGCTAGGGTCATCTTTGTTCAGCATTGAAACGCGAATCCATCTATAGGCGAAACCATCCTCTTTGTCAGGTTCAGGGAGCGCTTCAGGTGGCATCCACTGCTTAGGACGCTCTGTTAGTGCTCTGGTTTCTAGCTCGCGAGTTATTCTGTTTTGTGTAGTAGCCATTATTTATTCTCCAATTTTAAAACTTCTCTAGCGTAAACTTCAGGGGTTAGACCAAACTTTTTGGCAATTTGGACCTGACTTTGAGTAAGTCTTATCTTATTCGAGGATGTGCTACGGGTTGCCGGCGCTACGACTGTGCGTGGTTTTGCCTTGGGTTCCCCAAAATGCTCGCTAAACCTTGTGCGCATCGTCTTGTCCAATGTGCTGTAGTATTCGTCAGAACCTACTTCAACGCCACTATTTACTAGCTTCTGGTGTAAGCCTAATGCCGCTGCTGTCATCTCCTCATCCTTACCAAACCAGCTGTTGCGTTCTTGCCACGCTTGCGCTTTACGGTCAGGTTGTACGGCTTGAGGCTGTACAGGTCGTTCTTCACGGCGCTGTTGTACAATATCTTCAGGTTCTTGTAAAGGGGTCTCCTTTAAATTTTCTGCACGAAGTACCTTTAATTGCGCCAAATTCATCTTTTCTTGCGCTGCAATC